GATAGACTAAATAAATTACCCAATCGTCTGCATCATCTTGCATTTTTTTAATCCAATCTTGAAAGTCTTTAAGATCCTTATTACTCATCTTGCATGTCCTTTCCGTTGTAGTAGTCCATTACTAAATCTTTCATTGCTTGATCATCGGAACCATTTTCAAACATCCAGGCATACATTTCAGTGACTGAATCAAATCCCATATCTTTAGCAGCTACATCAGGTTCTTGTATAATTGACCAAATGATAAAATCACGACAAGTACTAAATTTCTCATCCTGACCAATCGTGCAGCGTTTATCACCGTAATAACAAACGATTACATCTTGACCCTTGAGTTCTTCATCCGCTCTTTGATTACGGATAAATTGACGTTCTTTTCTTAACTCTTTTTCTGATTTTACTTTCATGTGTTATACTTCCTTTGATTGTTTTACTTGAGAACTACCACATCATGGCTGGTAGTTCTCTTTTTGTTTAAGTCATAAATTGTAGTTACTAAATCGGTAGCAGCCCACAATTTATCTTTAGTTTCTTTACTAAGCTCCATTTCTTGCTCCTTTAAATCCATTGAAAAATTGCATCCCAAAAGCCATAGGCTAGAAGGCTTGAGGCTAGAAGTACTACAAAGATAAAAATGTTTAAAAACTTGTCATCATTACTTTTATGAATTGGCTTATTAAATTCACGATAATAATTTTTGTTTTCCATCATAGTTCATGCTCTTTCATAAAATCTGTAAGCATTTCTCTACTGTAAAGTAGTTGCCCGTCTACACTGGTAGGGATGAGTTCATCGCTATGGTTAAGAACCCAATTTCTAAATGTCGATTTACTTACGCCACAAAAGTTAGCAGCTTCAGTTTTATTAAAATATTGCTGTTGAATCGCTCTAGCGATCACTCTTTCTGGAATTGAGATTTGCATGGTGATCACCTACATTTCCAATAAATCCAATTGCTCTACGGTTGGATGAATATCGTGTTCAGCAAGCTTGTCATAAATGAACTTTCTTCCTTTTTGTGTCCACTTAAGATTGTTGCGAATACCTTGTCTGTTGTTCTTCTTATAAGCAAAGGGTTCGTATTGTGTGTAACCTTCGCCACAATATTTCTGGTAAAGTACCCAATGACCGCCTTGCTTATAAATAATGTGATGAGCTGCAAGCCACTTATTCAATTTAGAAGCTGACCAGCCAAAATCTTTTGCAATTTCCGTGGTTGTCATTAATCCAGGATTTCTCATTTGAGAATCGTAGTAATCAACCTTTGGCTTTTGCTTTTCTAACTGAATCTGTTGATTAGCAGCTAACTGTAATGCTCCACTTAGTGTGGTTGGAACATTCCATTCTCTATGTAGCTTGTTCAAGATTTCTTGTGGTGCAGTTTCAATAGTTTTCTTCATTGAATTAAACAAGCTAACATATTGTGCGGTAAATTGGTTGCCTTTCTTGCCGGTCATCTTATTGGCCACGAACTCACAGCCCTGTTTAGTGAGGAGATAATTAGGTAATACTTTTCCTTGCTTACTGGTATAAGTGCTTGGAATAAAGAATTGATGAGGGTCCAATTTTGGACTGTCCTCTAAATCTTTGGTATATAAACGAATATCACGCATTAAATGCTTGTGATCTTTACTGATCATTTCAGCTACATCTCTGCTATCTAAAACATCCTGTCCTTCAAAATTTAAAAGTTCCATTTCACTGCTCCTTTCTTGCTAGATTAAATAAGTATTGGGTAGTTACACCTAAGTAATCCGCAACATCTTGCAACGCATCAGCTCGTGGCATGCTTTTATCCCACTTGCTGATCATTCCATTTGATAGCTGTAAATCATGTTCGATTTGATAAATCGACTTATGGTTCTGGCCAGCCACCTTTTTTACTGCTGTATAAAGTGACATTTTTATGCTCCTTTCTAAATAAAATATTTTCTAAGAAAATTTACTATTGTTATTGATTTATTACCGAATATATTCTATTATTAAAGCGCAAGAAATAAGCGTGATACTAGGTATCTCGGTATTCAATAAATAGTATTTTTTTCTGTGCCTCTCTCAAGCACATTTATAGAATATCACCGAGAATATTCAGTGTCAACTAAAAAACGCAAAATATTTTCGGAGGATAACTATGTCTGCTCTTTATGGCAATATAAAACGGCTTGCTGACGCGCACAAGATCAGTCTTGCCGAACTAGAAAGAAATTTAAAATTTTCTAATGGAATAATTTCTACATGGAAAAAAGGTAACCCTTCTATTGATAAAGTAGAAAAAGTTGCTAATTATTTTGACGTTTCTACTGATTACTTGCTTGGCAGATCTTCTAATCCCACTGACAATGATTCAGGCATTTCATGGTTAGATTTAGACATGCCATACGGTGGTAAAATTCCTGACGACTTAAAAGGAATGTATCGTGCTTTAGCTGAGCAATATGTAAAAGACCATCCTGAAAGTCTTAAGAAGGATTAGTATGAATGAAGTAATAACTTGGCTAATGAATTATTGCATGGATCATGATATCGGAATAATTTATAAAAAGAATTTACCGCAAACTGCACCATCTGACAGCTGGCATAATCCTAAGCTGATAATTTTTAATGCTAACTTCTATAAAAAATCTGAACGTCCTTTTATGCTTGCCCATGAAATTGGTCATGTTGTGGAAGAAGTGCCTGAATACTATAAGTTAGCGTACTTAGGCATAGAAAAAGGAGAGTTTTCAGCTAATCGTTTTGCGATTAACCTGCTCTCCCTTTACTGTATGGAAAACGACATTTGGTATGAAACTTACTATGATTTTGCTCAAGCGTTCGGCATCCCTAAAGATAAATATTACGTTCTTGAAGTGGTATTTGGTTCGCTTAATAAGGTTTACTAATCGTCCACAGTGACGTTAAACCTGGTGTGTGGGGGTTGATAATAATGAAATCTAAAAGATTTTTACTGGCATTGATAATATCTGTAGTTTTTGCAAGCATTGATGTTTTAGCTAAATCAAATAATGTATCTGCTATTAGTTGGGAAAAGCCTTATAAAGCTATCGTTACTCAACCAAAAACGGTTTATTACTATAGCTATTATGCTAAGAATAATTGGAAGCAAAATAAGAGCAATCCCAGAACTTTGAGAGTTGGTCAAATGATTCATGTCACTAGAATGCGTAGAGTTGGTACACGAGTTACTGGTATTGGCATGGCTTATCACAATAATGCTGATAAGCTAACCATGTGGCTCACTCCAAGTTTTAGCCAATCATGGTATGACGTATATCAAAAACACGTTTACCTTGATGCAGGGTTATTTACTGGTAGCTCACACCGCATTGGCAAAACTTATCACTTTACATGGAAACAATATTGTAAACTCGTAAAAATGGGATTATGGACTACAGATATTAACAATAAATTAGCATGGACACGTTTACGTAACTATGCAAAATCTGTTCAGTAAAACAAAAAAAGCCCACCTACTGACTGGCATCAGTAAGTGGGAGCAACCCTAATAATATTTAGTTTACAGAGTAATAATAGAGTGACGAGAAGCCGACTGGCATCGGTTTTTCGTCTACCCTATTTTAGCAAAATGGAGGTAAAAATTAAAATGCCAAAAAGGAAAAATACTTCGATCAAAGAGTATGCATTAAAATCTGGTAAAAAACGGTTTATGTTTCAGATCTATCTAGGATATAACAGCAATGGAAAACCTATTATCACTAGAAGGCGTGGTTTTAAATCCTACGCTGAAGCAGAAGCAGCATATAATAAAATGGCGCTAACCAAACCTGATGATTTCATTAAGCAAAAACAAATTAAAGTTCATGAGTTATTTGAGTTATGGTTTAAAACTTACAAAGAAACTGTTAAGCCTCAAAGTGCTAGCAGAGTATTTGTTAATTACAAGCACCACATTAATCCCTACTTTGGCAATAATTACATGGATAGCATCTTAGTGAAAGATCTACAGAAGTGGGCAGACAAACTAGCAACTGAATTAGTTAATTATCGCCCTGTAATATCAATTATGAGATCACTTTATGAGTATGGCATGCGTTTAGGCTATATATCTGATAACTCAATTAGTCGAATTATCATACCAAAGAAAACCACTCGCAAGCGTCGCAATGTGGAAGATAATGTTTATTCTAAAGAAGAGCTTGATACATTTCTTGATGTTGCTAAACAAGTTAACCAATGCGTTTACACTTACTTCAAATTATTGGCTTCCACAGGGATGAGAAAAGGTGAAGCTTTGGCGCTTACTTGGAATGATATTGATTTAGTTAACAATACAATCTCTGTTAACAAGACTTTAACAAGTGTTGACCACAAATTAATTCTTTCTTCTCCAAAAACAAAGAATTCAAAGCGCTCTATTCCCCTCTCAGCCAATTTAAAGCAAGTACTGTTAGATTATCGCAAGAGTGAAAAAATCGTCTCAGTCAAGCTTTTTCACAGGTTAAACGGTAACTATTGGTCATTAAGCCAGCCAGGAGATTGGCTTAGAGATATATATGCTAAAGATCATGCATTAAATGTTAAATATGCTAAAGAATATAAGCTAGACGATTCATATGTTAGAGCTAAGGATTTACGTCATATATCTATTCACGGCTTTAGACATACCTTTGCCACTCTCTTAATCGAAAACACAAACGTCAAGCCTAAAACAGTTCAAATGTTACTTGGTCACGCAAATATAAAAATGACCCTTGATATTTATACTCACATTAATAATAAAAATAAAGAAGACGCAATTAGCTCTATTTCACAACTAAATATTTAAAATAAAAACACCTTTTTTTAGCCATTTTTTAGCCAAAAGGTGTTTTTTAATGCTTTACGTGTTGATATATCAACGTTTATGCTTAATTGAGTGAAACAATTCTAACTACATGTTTGTTCTCCTATATTATTATTGTGCGTTAACTAAAGCATTTATCACCAATTTAATGGTTAATATGCTCACTGTTTGTTAGTTTTATTTAGCCATTTTTTAGTATTGTTTTCAACTACAAATTACTTAATACACGCAAAAGCGTGTAATTTCAATAAATATTTCTAAAAAAACACGCAAAAAAGACCGCCCTAGGATCCTTGTCCCAGAGCGGTCTTTGCGATATTTGGAGTTTCCTCCTATCTAAATTTTCCTAGTGCTTTACCATACTTGTCTTTAGCAACGATATAACCACATTTACCGTTTGATCGTGGCTGTCTTAACCACAATCTTAGTGGGCCTTGCAAAGTTGCATCATACTTCACTACGCTACCTTTGCTAAGCTTAGCGATAGCTGGTGAATCAATGTGGGGTTCTTTGTGAATTGCTAAGGCTTCACCTAAGATAAACTCACCTGATTTCTTAACCCAAGTTGATTTTTTCTTAGCAGCTGGTTTACTGCTACCTTTAGCTAACTTTTTCCAGCCTTCTTTAGTCGTATTTACTAAATTTCTATCCATATTATCACCTGTAAACTGCCAAATAGTGTAAGTTGACCATGGATAAGTGTTAACTTTCATGTTCGGCACTGTCCAGCTCTTCCAGTTCATTGATGGATAACTAGCAATCCACAGACCACAATCTTTAGCGCAATTTGCAACCTGGCTTAATGCAGATGCTTGCACATAAATCAGCGGCCACACGCCACTAAGTCGATGAAATTCATCGACAAAACGGCGAACGTAATTCGAATTGCCCCAACTGGAGTTTTGACCAGATTCCCAGTCAACAGCTGGTACAGCCTCACCTACGTAATTCTTAGTATTCTTGTAAAAATACTTAGCTTCTGCTTCAGGATTACCACCTTCACAATAGTGATAAATTCCTAATTGCTTCCCTGCTTTTTTAGCTGCTTGGTAATCTACGTCACATTCAGGATTTACGTACCACGTTCCTTGTGTTGCCTTAATCATAGTAATATCTGTACCTGATTGTGTAGCAAAACTACGAGGACTATCGGAGTACACGTCACACATTTTAAGCATTAGTATCAGCCTTCTTATCTTGGTCTACTGGCTTATCTTCTACAGTATCAATCAAATTTTGTGTTCTTTTCATAGCAGCTACACTCTTTTCAATTTCACCGCCAATAAATTGGCTTGAAGGATGTGGTAAGTGAGCTAAATCAAGAATACCAAGTACAGTGTTCAATACTTGAGTAAACTTAGTATCACCATCACCGCCTGATTTTTCAGCTTGATATACAAGCGGTTCAACAGTCTTAGCCACTAATTGTTCAGCTTTAGCAAGTTCATTGCCTTGCATAGCTTTACGGTCAATTTCTACCTTATGTTTAGTATAGATAGCTACAATTACTACCAAAGCTACACTTGAAATTGTGATTACTAAATCCATGATTTGATTAATTGTCATTTTTTAACCTCTCTCTTAATTCATCATTGTCTTTTTCGGCATCTAACCATTTTCTTCTGTAGATTTTAGCATCCTGTTCTTTCTGCTTAATTTCTTCATCCTTTTGCCGTAACAGTGTGGTGAGTGATTGTTGCTTGCTACTATCAAA